TGCAGTCAGTACCATTGCGAAACCTGGATACCTGCTGTGGAGTAGTACCCAAAGCATCACCTATCTGCTTGTTGGTATATCTACGCATTGCTTGTGCAGCCCTGACGCATTTACCAAAGTCTACATTAGAATGCTGCATCGTCAAAATCCTCATTCAAATTTGGGGTTGGCTGGTTTTTTGGCGCATCTTTTGGTGTCACTCTGAAAGATAGTGCTGGTGCTTTAGGGTTTTCCTTGTCACCACGCCAAGCTGAAAACCAATAATCTTTGCCATCAACTGTTATCGCGCCAGTATAATCTGGATGCTTGTCTGTTGTTTTGCGGTCATTTTTCCAAATTGCGCCTTGGTTGTTGTTATCATAGTTCATCTTCATTTTCCTCTATTGTGAATAATTTTTTAAGTTCGATTCCGCAATCTTCTTGTAGGAACCTGTTAGTTTTCTGTTGCGCATCAAGCGCATCACGCCAGCCTAGCAGATAAATCTGCTTGACCTGCATGTTTTCGCTATCAAAATCCTTGCCATAGGTTTCTTGATATTTTGTTTTGACGACACTCATGCCTTATATTCCTTTGCAAGCTTTTCAATTTTTTGAAGCATATCAAAGGACAATGCGCCCAACTTGGCAATGTAATCTTCGTCACGCTCAACCTTGATTAGCAATGGAACAAAGTCAGCAGGGTGAAAAGCAAAAAAATAAGCATGGGCGGCTTCAGTAATCCAGAGCTGTCCTTGAACCTGGGGCTTGTATTTTGGTGGCAGGATAGCATCCCTGAGATACTCAACCATCGTGCTTGCAAGTGGGCATTTGATTTCCAATACAGCTACCTTGCCATCTGGTAAATCAATAATGCCATCAGGTGATGCACCCACCTCTAGCTTATCGTGCTTGCAGAAGCCTATCTCGCTAACCACATAGTCAGTGATAAATTCGAAGTTCTCACGAGCCAATGGCTCAAGTTCAGTGCCACGCTTCATCGCCTCAGTTTCGTGAACATATGCTTTCTGCTGCGTGACCTTCTCTGCCACTAGCTCGTTAATGTAGCCATCAACTTGCTTAGATGCCTGACCAGTTGGTGTGATGATTCGATGGAACTGGCTTGCAGATGGCACGCCAAGTCTCTCAGCGTACCACTCTGGGCTTCTCTGTTCGTGCTTACTAATACGCATTAAGCTCGCCTCCCGTGATTCGGATGGTAGCCGTGTTTGTTTTCTGCGGATTTTCTAGCACAACAGGCCTCAAAGAAATCGGCAAATAATCCTAAATGGCTTTTCTTCCCCTTTATCCCTATTGCTGTTTCCCATTTGCTGATTTTTTTATTCCAATAAACACCTGTAATTCCGAATTTATTTCTTTTTGACAATTTAGAATTTTTTAAATTTTCTTGGTGAGATACGGCGCGTAAATTACTTATTCGGTTATTAGCTGGATCGCCATCAATGTGGTCTATATCATTCGATGGAAATTTTCCATGTACATAAGCCCAAACCAAGCGGTGAATAAAATAGGTTGCGAATTTGTATCCCGTTTTCTTATAACCTCTGTTATAAGAACCAGCAACATCGCCAATGCTAACTTTACTGCATGGTTTAATTTTCCAAATCAAATCCCCTGTTTCTTCATCGTAATCAAAGACTTCCCGAACTTCATCAACAGTAATATTCTTATACTTGAGCATTGGCTTTCTCCTTTTTCATATCGATCATCTGCAAGGCTCTGACATATTCAGGTTCGGTAAATTCCTCTAAAGATTCTTTCTTGAACGCCTTGAGAAATTTTTCGATATCTGAATCCGATTCTTCGAGAGCATCGTATAAACTATCAACCTGTGGCTGAGTTATAAGCTTAGGCGCTTCTTGTTTTACATCAACAGTATCTTCACCGGCATAGATGTAATGCCCCAATCCAAAAAATCCTAAACACTTAACCAAACATCTCATCTTTGCTGTGTTAATCGCAAAAGCATCTGGGTTAGGAATAGCTTTGTTCCTGTAGTCCATTACTGGCAGCCACATTAGCCTAGTTGTTTTGTTAATAGAAACTTGGCAAAAAACAGTCATTGAACCATTCATATGAGTTTCCGGCTCTAAAAATTCATAAGTAGCATCTGGGTAATTTTCCATCAGGATTCCCCATGCCCATGCCCATGACAGGTAAGATAGGTTATTTTTTTTCTCAATGCGATCTGAAACGTCAATTTTAGATAGGGTTTGCCAAATATCGGCAGAAGTAGGATTACTCATCATTTGTCTCCAATTGTTAAATGAGATGCAAGCGTAAACTAAATAGATTACGATTGCAAACATTTATTTGTAACTAGAAACAAAAAAGCCCCTGCTAGGGGTGGTCTAGCAGAGGCACTTTGTTGGAGACAAAGCCATGCGGGGAATTGCACGGACCTTTAGTATGCCCTAACACATTCCTTTTCACAAATGATTTATACGGGTATTTTTTCAAAGATCGCGCATAAACAAAACCCCACCGAAGTGGGGCTTGCTTTTAAGTACAAGGGAGTAGTACCATGAGTGTCGCTTGAGTGGAGCGACAGAAATAGTCTAGCAAATCCTCAATGATTAGCAACCTCTCAAGCAAAGTGTGGCAAAGCCTGACTTTCTCATGGCTAATGTCTAGCTAAAGACTTAAAACATAGCGGCAGAAATGCGACAAGCAAGCACCCAAAATTCTCGCTCTGACTTAGGCTTGTCAACGAGAACCTGAGAAGCAACAAGGTTGGCGGGGTGTGAGCTATTCTGGATTGAGAAGTACAGGGTCGGTTCGCCTTCTTGCGGATCGGGAATGAGTACCACGCCATTTGGGCGTTTTGACTTAGGTCAGGTGTGAGGAGTTAACCCCAGCAGGTTGGCCCTTCACAGGGGAAAAAGCCTAGCTGTGTCTGGAGACAATATGACTATATGCCGAGAATACACCGCTAGATACAACCGGCGGAATAAAACCTCAGAAACATTTAATCATGAGTTCCTGCCAATCTTGGGCATCGAGAATAATCAAGTAATTTATCGCTGCAAGCTGTGCCAAGAAATGTACCAGCGTACTGTCATAAAGGGATATACTAAAGGACCGCATCACAAAAACATTCAGGAGACAGAAGGTAATGCGTACCAGGCGATGCTATCTCTGCAAAACTAAAGTTCCTGAGCAGGAAGCCATAATGGGCCAGCTAAAAGCATTCTGCTGTATGGATCACCTGTTAAAGTGGTCAAAGTCTGAGATGGGCAAAGAAGCAGTTAAGAAAGCCTACAAGCGTGAAACAAAAGAGATGAAAGAAAAGCTAAAAAGTCGCTCAGATTGGCTTAGGGAGGCTCAGACTGCTTTTAACGCCTATGTTCGCATAAGGGATAAGGGAAAGCCTTGTGTGTCGTGTGGAAAGCCTGACGATGGATCACATCAAAGACACGCATCCCATTACCGCCCAAGCGTCAATCGGGCAGTTACTTTTAACACTTACAATGTTCACGCCAGTTGCGCTCAATGCAACACAATGAAGTCAGGAAATCTGACACCATACCGCTCTCACCTAGTTAAGATGATCGGCGAAGAAAAAGTCTTGTGGCTAGAAACTCAAAATCAGCCGCATACTCACGACATCGAACATCTTAAAAGACTCAAGAAAATATTTGTAAAGAAAAAGAGGATTTATGAAAGATACTTTCGACATTAAGGTATGCGATAGATGCGGCAAGAAAACGGCAGAGGAGGTCATCAGTTACGATCCTAGCATTGGAGCAAAGCGTAAAGGCTGGTACTGCACTATCTGTTTTTATTGGGATAGAGCTGTTGGAAGGGAGAGTAAAGTTGACAGCGAAGGATAAACAAGTAGGCGGAGATCATTACAAGAATCTCAAAATACAGCCAGTTGAATACATAATGGCTAATAACCTAAACTATTGTGAAGGTAACGTCATCAAATATGTAACACGATATAAGCAAAAGGGTGGTATAATAGACCTCGAGAAAGCAAAACATTACATCGACCTTTTAATACAGGAGGTGCAAGATGGAACTGAACTGGAAGCTGACTCAGGAAACGCTACACAAGACGAGTGACCTTTTTGACTTAGGGCTGAATAGTATCGACAGGCGCAAGCTAAAAGATATCGACAATGATCTTGTCAGGGTTCTAGTTGAAATCGCTCA